TAAACAAGGCTATCCAAGATAGAGTTTATAAAGCTATGAATGATGTTGTAAGTAAAGATCCTACGACAGGTGAAATGGAAAATGAATTAATGAAATCTCGTAGAGAAAATCCTCTAGAGTTTGATTTAAAACTTTATTATTTATATACACTTACTAATGGATTCAAAAACTTTAACAATATTGTATCAAATACTAAATCTAAAGTAATTAAAGATTTAGAAACAGCAATCCGTAGAACACCTGTTAAAGATAATGGAGTACCTTCTTTTTTACAAGACGGTAATTCTTATAGTGGTATGGGGGATGAACTTGTTCTGTAAACAAATAAAATAATTAAATAATAACTATGAATCTAGGTAAATTTACAATGATCAAAGGACAAGCTTGGTCAGGTTTAACTTTGAAAAATCACATTGGAGCCATATTTGGTTCTAAGCCTCAAATGGCTACTAAAATCACAACTGTATTGTTACAAAATTCAGGAATGAAAAATTTAGATACAACTCTATCTTTATTCCCTGAAAAAATATTAGAAACAGCAGATGACTTTATGTGGAAAGTTGTAGGAAGTGAAGAAAGAAACATTCCTCTTGTTGAAGCTCGTTGGAATGGTACTGTTGTTACAGGTGCTACAACTGGAGTTGGAGCTGCTCGTGCAACTTTTGAATTAGTATTTGGAGAAAAATGGTTTACTAAAATGCATTTAATTGCAGGACATAGACCAGATTTGTATCAAGTACGTATTATCGATGAACCTTTTGAAGAAGGTCAAAACTATGTTTATACTGTTGAAGTATTTGGTGGTCAAGAAACATTAAATGGTATTCCAGGTGATGAATTTTTACCAGGAAATAGATTCTCTATTGAGGGTGCTCCTGTTGAAGATGAATTATCTACTCAAGGTGCTGGAATTCAATTTACATCTCCTTACTTACTAAGAAACTCTGTTACATCTATTCGTATGGAACATAAAGTTTCTGGTAAAATGATTGACTGTAAAGTTGAGCCAGTTTATTTTTCAGGTATTGAAACTCGTGATGACAACGGTAAAGTACACAAATCAGTAACTTGGATGCAAGAAGTTTACTGGCAGTTTGAAAAACAATTATCTCGTATCAAATCTAAAACAGTTATGTTTGGTAAAACCAATCGTGATGAAAATAGTAGATACTTGAATAAAGGTAATTCAAATATTGAAATTAAAGCAGGTTCAGGTATTCGTGAGCAAATGGAAGTATCTAATACAGTTACTTACAACTTGTTCTCTATTAGATTACTTGAAGATATGCTTTATGAATTATCAGAAGGTAAACTTGAGTGGGGTGAAAGAAAATTCATGTTACGTACAGGTGAAAGAGGAGCTGCTCAGTTCCACAGAGCTGTAACACAAGAAGCTTCTGGATGGCAAGCAATTGGTTTTGATAATACTAACACACATGGTATTCAAAAAACTACTTCTAAATTCCATTCAAATGCATACTCTGCAGGATTCCAATTCACAGAATGGAAAGCTCCTAACAACATTCATGTAATGTTAGAAGTTGACCCAATGTATGATGATAAAGTAAGAAATAAAGTTATGCACCCATCTGGTGGTGTAGCTGAGTCTTATCGTTACGACATTCTTTACATTGGTGCAATGGAAGAGCCTAATATCCAAAAAGTAAAAGTACGTGGTTCTGATGAACTTCGTGGTTACAAAGCTGGTATTAGAGATCCGTTTACAGGACGTAGAGGTGGAGTTATGCAACACATGGAAGATTCTGCAACAATCACTGCACTTTGTGAAGGTATTGGAGCATTAGTAATCGATCCAGGTCGTACTGCAACTTTAAAACCTGCAATCATAGACTAATAATAAATAGGTTATTGGGGAGTACCTTAAACTCCCCTTATTTTTAAAATCGGGAGAAATGAAAAAAGAGAATACAGAAACAACTTTAGAAAAATCAAGTTTTACTTTACCTAATGAAATTGTAATTGTAAAACACATTCCACGTAAAAGAGGAATGGCAGCAAATGTAGATGATAACCATGTGATTTCAGGTGGTATGTTAATAGGTTCAGTTAAAAAGTTTTCAGCACCACTTCAAAGAAATGGTGGAATTACTAATATTTTAACAGAAAATGAAAAAGAATATTTAGAAAAAGTAACAGGTACAAATTTATCTGTTTACGGAGATTTTTGGAAAACCTTTATTGTATCGTTATATAAAGAAAGTGAAAATAATAGATTTGATTTAAGCAATCCTTTCGATTATATTTCAGTTAAACTTCTTGAAAAATATAAAGATGATATTGCACCATCTTGGGATGAAAGAAATAGAAAAAGTTCATATGAATTTGTTATTACTCGTTCTGATGAAGAATTGAATGAGAAAAAACAAAAATATGATTCTAAAAAAGAAGCTTTCAAACTTTATGGTAAAATTGAAGACGATAAAGATAAACTTTTAGGGGTTCTTAAATTACTTTCTAATAAACCTATTTCTAAAGATTCTAGTTTAAAATGGTTACAAACTAAAGTTGAAGAATATATTGACACAATGCCTTCATTATTTGTAAGTGTAGTTAATGATGCTTCTTACGAAACTAAAATTTTAATTAATAAAGCTGTAGATGCAGGTATTATTAAAATTTCAGGAAATAAATATTCTACTGCAGATGGTTTAGAATTATCTTCACCAGGTCAAATTGCAACATTTGATAATGCTGTTAGATATTTAGATGCTCCAAAGAATCAAGAAGTACGAGCAATTATTGAAGCTAAATTAGATAAATAATTATGACAGTTCAAGAATTTTCAAATCAATTTGATATCTTATATAATGCTATTGCTACACAATCTGCTCCAGGAATTGACAGTTATGAAAAATCTGTTTATTTGACTAAAGCACAGTTAGAGATAATTAAAAATTATTATGACCCTGCTAGTAATAGAAAACAAAAAGGTTTTGAAGGATCTGAAAAAAGAAGAGTAGATTTAAAAGAATTAATTAAACCTTATTCTACTACGACTGCAATAAATAATGATACTAAGATACACGCAAGTGCTAGATTTTATCCTATACCTGAAGATACTTTTTTAATTGTTAATGAACAAGTTAAAATTACTTCTTCAGATTGTTTTAATGGTTCAACAATAACTACTAAACCTGTCACCTATGACGAGTTTAATGTACAAATTAGAAATCCTTTTAAAACACCTGATGGTAGTGTAGCATGGAGACTAGATATTTCAAAATTAAATAATGTAAAAGTTGTTGAAATTGTCTCACCGTATAATGTAACAGGATCTTTAGAATATAAAATAAGATATTTAAAATATCCAAAACCTATTATATTAGAAAATTTAAATACTGCTTTTCCAGGTGAAGGGTTAACTATTGATGGACAATTTTTACCTCAAACATGTGAATTAGATTCACATATACATGAAGAAATATTAGATAGAGCTGTAGAATTATGTCTACGTGACTATAAACCTCAAAATTTAGAATCTAAAATTCAATTAGATTCGAGAAATGAATAATAATGGCATTAGTATATCGACACAGAAGATTAGATACCGATGAAATATTTTATATAGGTATTGAATTAGATTCCAATAAAAGAAAAGCATCAGGTTTAAGAAGTAATAAAAAATCAGGAAGATCTTCTTTTTGGAAAAATATTATCAATAAAACAGAATATGAAATAGAGATTATCTATAATAATATTTCTAATGAAGAAGCTAAAGAATTAGAAGAATTTTTAATATCTTTATATGGTCGTAAAGATTTAGGTCTTGGAACATTAGTTAATTTAACTAATGGTGGAGACGGTTCACCAGGATGTATTTTGTCAGCAGAAACAAAACAAAAAATTAGTAATTCTTTAAAAGGTAAAAATTTAGGAATTAATAATGGAATGTATGGTAAACCAACAAAATTAAAACCTAAATTTGGTAAAGACAATACAATGTTTAAAAATACTAGATTTCGAGGAGGTAAAAGTTCTTGTGCTAAAAAAGTAATAGATATAAGTACTAATCAAATTTGGAATTGTATAAAAGATTGTTCAGATGAACATAATTTAAAAAAAACCACTTTGACA